AAGAAATAAAAAAAGAACTTACGGTAAGACCAGTAGTCAACGGAGATTATGGATTTCCTCCACCGCCTTTCAAAGTTTTCCGACCAACTAAGAATGGAGTCTGCGTTCCAAGATTCTACGGAACTCACAAACTTGGGGAGCCTCAACAAGACAAGAGACCAGAACCCACCAAAATTAAAACAAGATTTGTCGGACAACTCAGGGACGCCACACATCAAAACGAAGCAATGTCAGCAGCAATCCAAGCTGGTCATGGCGTCCTCTCTTTACCATGTGGGTATGGTAAAACAACGGTATCCTTGGCCATAGCGTGTAAGTTGGGGTATCGCACGATGATTGTCGTACATAAACAATTTTTGGCTGACCAATGGAGAGAGCGAATACAACAATTTTGTCCAGGTGCTTCGATAGGAGTTGTTCAGCAGGATAAGAAAGAAGTCAATTGTGATTTCGTCATTGCAATGCTCCAATCCTTATCTTTGAAAGAGTATAGTTTCACGGATTTTGAGAGTATCGGAACACTCATAGTGGATGAAGCACACCACATTTGTGCCAAAGTATTCAGTCAAAGTTTATTCAAACTTTGTCCCCGACATATTTATGGTCTCTCTGCAACACCTGAAAGAAAGGATGGTCTTACCAAAGTGCTTCACTGGTTCATGGGTCCTACATTTTTTGCAGTTGAACGAAAGAATCAAGAACAAGTTGAAGTATTTCCCGTGACTTTTGATTCACCAAATTATCGAAATCCACCACCATCCATGAGAAATGGTAAAATTTCAATGCCCAATATGATCACCGAACTCGTGGAAGATCGTATGAGAAACAAGATGTTAGTCGAACTTGTAAAAAAAGCTTCAGCTGGCACGAGACAATTATTAGTTCTCAGTGATCGTCGTCAACATTGTGAATTTCTTCACCAATGTTTTCCCAAAACATCAGGACTTTACATGGGTGGCATGAAAGAAGTTCAACTTCAGGAATCGTCTAAAAAGAAGATTATATTCGCAACGTTCAGTCAAGCCCATGAAGGTCTCGATATTCCTACACTTGATACGGTTATATTAGCATCACCAAAGTCTGACATCACTCAGAGTATTGGTCGTATCATGAGAGAAACAAAAGGAAAAAAGAACAGTCCACATATTTACGATATACACGACCCATGGTCAATTTTCACAGCGATGTATTACAAGCGAATGAAGGTATACCGTCAAGGTGGATTCAACATTCACGGTAAAGTTGTAGATGAAAAAAAGAACGACTTCCCTCAGGGAAAGTGTCTATTTTTATAATCTAAATATCTATTAAATGTCAGGTGCATTAATACAACTTGTATCCAAGGGTGCTCAAGACATGTATTTTATTAGCGATGAAGGACATTCATTCTTTCGCATGAAATTCATGAGACATAGGAACTTTTCGCAAGCCCCTAGATTTATTAAAACTATCTCAGATAAAGACACTTCAGTAACCATACCCGTACTAGGAGATGTTATAAACGCACTTTGGATTGATGGTAATAATAACACATTAGATATGTTTTATAATTCGACCATAGATTTGTATATTGGTGGACAAAAGATTGATTCACAAAGTTTTGATTATTATGCCGACATATGGCCAAATTATTTGGCAGACACCTATAGTAAATCACGAGAATTGAACAATAATACTTCTTCCGCAAATCCCAGTTTTATACCCCTTCAATTTTTTTTCTGTAATCACAAGGCGTTTTTACCATTAGTTGCACTACAAAATCATCAAGTCGAAATAAAAATACACTTTAATGAAGCAAGTTTATCCGGAATATCTGACACCGATAAACGTGTTGATATATATGGTAACTATATATTTTTAGACAAAGATGAAAGAGAAGAAATGGTTAAACGCAATATGGATTTTGTCATCACACAGGTGCAAAAAAGTGAACATGAATTAAACACAACACACGGTTACAATACAATTGATATCAGTCAGATAAATCATCCAGTAAAATCACTATTTTTCGGATTTGGTGCTTCTGAAGACGATTATAAACGTGATTTTTTTACATTCTCGGGTGTCGATTTACATATTAATGGAACATCCCTGTTTGAAAACATGAAACCAGGATTTTTTCATACTATTCAAAATTATTACCGTTCTGAATATGGTGTTTCAGAGTTTGATTCTACACTCAAAATACCATTTTACACCAGATATTATGTATACCACTTCTGCCTTAATGCATCTAAATATGAACCATCTGGTACGTGTAATTTTAGTCGACTTGATAACGCCAAATTGATTATAAGAGGTGCCCAAAAAGGTCCTGTACGCCCCAGTGACCAATCACTTTTTGTGTACGCGTTGAATTATAACATTCTTCGTATTAAAGATGGTCTAGCTGGAGTATTATTTGGAAATTAAATTTACCACAAGAGATAATCTCAAGGTAGATTCAACATATATTTACGCCCTGATGGTATCGGAGACGGCAAGTAGGACAACGCCGGCAATAAAAGCCATGATGACGTAATTTAGCTCAGTTTCTTCGCGGCCAATCTGAGGCTTGGGAGCCTCTTCAATTTTGGATTTCACGACAGGCTTCTGCTGCCGGATGGGAGGTTCCAAATCCTCCAGCGGACAATACGCTATCATTTATATATATTTAGAGATTAATTTCTGTCTTCTTCTTTCGCCTGGTGCGCTTAGGTTTAGTGGAGCCACCAACATTTACCTCCTTTACTTCACCACCCGTGGAGTCACCCGAAATCGACACAATGTCAGACATATCATCATCTTCGTCGGGGGGAGAGGTTATTGTTGTATTCATGGGAGGTGGTGGAGGCATCATTATTCCACCCATAAGACTTGAAATATCTACTCCTGGACCCTGCATCTCATATTGCCCATTTGTACCACCAACAGGTGACTCAGTCGCAGGACCATCGGGAGATCTGGTTGTGTTTTGAACAGCCGCCATCATATTCTTCACTAGGTCTGGGTTCTGTTTCATCACATCATTCATATTGGGCATTACCGATTTGAACATACTATTGGTAAGGTGAAACATCATCGCAGAACCACCCAACATCATGATCAACTTCACCTCCGGAGCAACACTGACCTTAGAACGATACTTTACATAAAGTTCCTCAAAAACGCCATCATAGTCGTCGACATTCTCCATAACACTCTCAGACCAACCATCAAGCTGAATCTCAAATGGGTTGTAACGTTTGTTTAAAAACTCGAGACCCGTTACACAAGCTACAAGCATTCGTCGAGAAAAACGAATCGATTGCTCTACATCGATACTATATGTGATACGTTTCACCTCAGACCTCAACTCTTCGATATTGGAGTAAGCATTGAGCCTTTTATTGATAGCAAATCCCTTCTTTTCCAGACGAGCTAATTTGTTCAATAAATCGGACTTTTCTTCATCTATAGAAGTGTATCCCTTCGAGGGAGTTTCTTCCTGAAACCCGGCATCCATGGGTTCATCATCGTTGTAAAACATAGGTTCGTTTTCACCATAGTCAATCTCTTCATCTTGAGAAGTTTGCTGAGGAGCCGATTGCTTGGTGGGATTTACAAATGCATCCATCGCCTCTTGGTGCTGCTGAGACTGTGTCTGGCGCACAGGCTGACTTGGTCTCGGAACTGGTTTTGGTCGAGGAACAGAAATTTGAATCTCATCCATGAGTGCCTGTTCATCCGCGTCTAATTTCATGACAGTGGTGTTTCCCCTGTCGAGTACGATTTCTTCGTCCATCTACTCTCTATATGGAAACTAAAAAAATACCTTTAACGCACTTTAAAAAAATATATGTACATAGTAAATGTTCAACCTTAACAAAGCGAACCGTGAAGGTCTCAAATGGATCGGTGTTCTCTTCCTCATCATACTTGGTCTCATGATGTTCCGTGATACCAGTATGTATCAGCCCAGGCCAATCATGGTTACTCCCATCCGCAAGGGTTCCATTTTCGACCTGGAGAATAAAGTCGAGTGCACCCCAGGTAACAAAGATGGTAGTGCCTATACCAAGTCTTTGACACCAGGTGGTCTGTGTGGCGCCCAAAAGCTCGTCTCCGATCTTTCGAGTTATGAGATCACGGATGGAATCGGCGGATCTTTAATCTAAGCTAAATATAAATGGCTCTCATCACATCCCCAACTGAGACTATTCCAGATCTTAACTACGAGTATCATACGATAACAATTGATAGCATCGGTCAAGATAGTGCCAACACTTTCACCTGCTATCTTCAACAGCCTCTAAAAAATATTGTTCAAGCTAGACTTCTCGCTGCTCGTATCAACACCACAACCGATACGGAACACTGTCATGTTTCTATCAAAGAACTTGATACCATTTTTAACGACAGAGCCTCAAATGTTTACGAAGGGCAATCTTCTATGAGTGTTCTTCGTAGCTCGTTTGCGAGTGTTATTACAGAGGGAACAGCGACAGTTACTTTCAAAGATAATTATCCAATCGCTACACAATATATTGACCCTATTCGTCGCCTCGATCGTTTCACTGTGACCATCAGAGATCAAGATGGTAACACGATAAAAAATCCAGTCTCAGCCGCTGATAACTTTCTCGTTCTTCGTTTCGTGTGTAGAAAACCAAATTTGTAATTTTCTCCGTTTAAAGTAATATACCATGTCCGCTGGTATTGTTCAATTGTTAGCTATTGGTGCCCAGGATGAATATATCATGGGTAACCCCGAAATATCTTTCTTTAGTTCAACATTCAAAAGACATGCTAATTTTTCACAGTCCATCGAAAAACAAACCATACATGGAGCAGTGAAAAACAATTCTATGTCCAGCGTTCAATTTGAACGAACTGGCGATCTTCTCGGTTATGTCTATTTTACCCTCGATGATAATACACAGGCGCTAGATATCCAATATTGGAATACCATCATCGACAAGGTAGAACTTTATATCGGTGGGTCTTTAATAGACAGCCAAGATACCGTTTTTACAGAAAAGATTGCCATCGATACATTCGCCCAAAATGTTTCTAAGAGTTCGAATGGTCCTCACCCAGGTGTGAGCGCTCGTTCGTACTTTTACCCACTTCGCTTCTTCTTCTGTGAAGGACCCCAATGTGCTCTTCCCTTGGTAGCTCTCAATTATCATAACGTCGAGATTCGTATTCATTGGGCAAGTGCGGCCTCGAACTACAACGTGGAGTGCTACGCAAACTATTACTACCTAGACAACGAAGAACGTGGAAACATCGCTTCCCGAAAACATGATCTTCTCATCACACAAGTTCAAAAAAATATACCCACCGGAACACTTGTTCAAGATCTTAATTTTAATCATCCAGTCAAATATCTTGCATCTTCTGAAACAACAACAAATGGTGCGCTCACTTCTCCAACCAACAAAGTGAAATTGAACATCAATGGCCTTGATGTGAGTAATTATAGGTGGGGTAAGCCCCACTTTATCGATGTCATGAACTACTATCACACCAACTTCGTGACTTCCCCAGATTTTTTCCTCTATTGTTTCTGTCTTTCCACCAGTTCACTCCAACCCACAGGAACACTTAATTTTAGTCGTATATCTTCGGCCACGATCATGAGTGAAGACATGACCATAAACGACCCTATATACGCAGTAAACTATAACATCCTCCGTATAGAAAACGGTATGGCAGGTCTCCTGTACGCAAATTAAAATACGATGTTATATTAAATGGTCAAGAACTTACCGACGGTAGAAAGGTCTACCAAAATTAGGTTTGGTAAAAATTGTACCGACGACCAGGCGGAAAATACAATCGTGTTCAATGCAAGTGATTTTCATATCGATGCAACGATACCCGGAACCACTTACATGACACCTATTCGAGAACAAGAAGATGAAGTGGATTCTGATTATAGCGTGTTGTTTTATAACAACACTACGAAGGAAATTACATTGTCAACGCAAAATGCGGATGGAATTATTAAACCAACACTCGAGATTGTAACTGGAAATGGAAATGTCGCATCAAATATCGTTTCATTTCGTAACCCAACCACATCTATTACAACACTATCAAATGTGGGTATTGCAAATGATGCACCCACATATACCCTAGCTGTAGGTTCAAATCTTTATGTAGATGATACAGGTTCAAATGTTCTTAATATTTCAGGAAATGTCGCTATTGTCGGTGACTTAAATGTAACTGGGGCTGTGACAACTATAGACACAACAAATCTCACTATTAAAGATGCTATTATTGAACTCGGTAAAGGTAATTTCAATTCCGATACAGGGATTATCATGGATCGAACTGGTACAAATGTGACGATGGGGTATCTTGAAGATGAAAATGAATTCATAATCGCGTACACCGAAAGTGATGCAAATGAATTAAATATCGTTCCATCATCGACGCCTATAAATACTCACGTTTATGGTAATTTAAATGTGGATTCCAATTTGATTGTAGATACAGATACTCTTTATGTGCATGGTGGACTTAAACGTGTAGGAATTGGTATTTCAAGTCCATCTGTAGATCTGCACGTTGAAGGTAATACATATGTTTCGCGTATATTGGCAGTTGGTGATACATTATTTGCAGATGATAGAATTTCGAATGTTGGAATAAATACGAATACACCTTCTGCTTCATTAGACGTTAATGGTAACGCAAAGATTTCTGGTAATGTTACTATTAACACGGATACATTTTATGTCGATACTTTGCAGAGACGCATTGGCATTAATACACTTGAACCAGAAGCCGAATTGGACGTGCAAGGTAATATCTATGTATCCGATGACATACAGGTTGATGGAATTGCTTATATTATTTCAGACTTAAACGCTCAATCGGAACTCAATGTCACTGGTAATGCCTACGTGTCTTCAAACCTCGTAGCTACTGGAAACGTGGACGTTCAAACAGATCTAAACGTTACAGGTAACGCCTATGTGTCTTCGAACCTGAACGCTCAATCAGAACTAAATGTCACCGGTAATGCCTACATGTCTTCGAACCTGAACGCTCA